CTGGAAGTGGAACGGATATTGGGGTTTTTACAGGTACATCTGATTTACAAATAAACAATAGAGAAGCAGCATCAGTTGCAATTTCTACAAGTAATACTGAAAGAATGCGCATATCATCAAATGGTGATATTTTATTTGGTACTACTTCAATGGGTAATGATTTTGCATATTTTGATGCAGAAAGTAATAACAGAAGAGTTTTAAATTTAGGAAGTTCATCAACAAGTCAACAAACATTAGTAAACTTTAGAAATCCAAATGGTGTTGTTGGTGAGCTACAAACTGATGGTTCTACTACAAGTTTTGTTACATCTTCCGATTATAGATTAAAAGAAAATGTAGTTGAAATGACTGATGCTTTAGATAGAGTAAGTCAATTAAAACCTAGTCGATTTAATTTTATTGCAAATCCTGATAAAACATACGATGGCTTTTTAGCACACGAAGTACAAGATGTAGTGCCAGAAGCTATAAGTGGAGATAAAGATGAAGTGGATCAAGATGGTAATGAAAAGTATCAAGGAATTGACCAGTCTAAATTAGTACCATTATTAGTTGGTGCAATACAAGAGCTTAAAAAAGAAATTGAAATACTTAAAAATAAATAATTAAAATGGCAAATACTTATAATTGGAGAATTAACGCATTAGATGCAAAAATCCACGAAGGAGATAACGATAATGTTATCTATACTGTACATTGGAGCTTTATAGCTACTGATGAGACAGGAGATTATTCAGCAAGTTCAATAGGTACTATGGGTGTTGAATATAATCCTGAAGAACCTTTTATTGAATATGATGACTTAACTAAAGACGATGTAGTTGAATGGTTAGAAGAAGGATTAGATATAGATTCAATGAAAGAAAGTTTAGATAAACAAATAGAGTTAAAAATAAATCCAGTTGACGAAACATTAAGACCAGACTGGGATTAATTTAATATATTTGAATATAAATTTAATACTATGAGTGAAATAAAAAATATAATCGAAAAAGCAGAACTTGAAAAACTAACAGAGTCACAAAAGAAGTATGCTGCTATTAAGCACGACTTGGGACAACTTGAAGTACAGAAACACGGATTATTACACGCGTACGCTGCTATTCAAGAAGAAGATAATAAATTCAAAAAGGAACTAGAAGACAAGTATGGTAAAATAAACATCAACTTGGAAGATGGTTCTTATGAGGAAATAAAAGAAGAACAAGAAAAAAGTTAATAATATGAAAAACGAAGTAAGTGAAAACACAAAATTGACACTAGACCTACGAACAATAGGTATAGTAATTGCAGGAGCTGTTTCATTTGCTTTAATGTACACCGACCTAAACGCAGGTATAGAAGAAGCAAAGCTACTTCCAGAACCTAGCATATCACGAACTGAATACGATTTGAAAGATCAGTTAATACGTGAAACAATCGAAAATACAGCAAAGCAAGTTGAAGAAAACAGCAATAAACTAGATAAAATAGATGAAAAATTATATGAAATTATACAGAAATGAAAAAGTTAGTTGTCCTAATTGCTCTATTTGTTTTTGCAATCAGTAACTCACAAGAGTTTACTGTATTACATATCAATAGTTCTTGGAATAGTAGAAATGATTATAAAGACCTTAATGAAATAAGAGGTGCTAAAGTAATTACAGCATTACTAGAAGAACAGTCTTCTGTTGTTAAAAGTCAAATTAAGTCTGTACCTGTTATATTTATATATAGAGACAGAAGTTTAATTGGTAGGTGGGACGCAGATATATCTTTAACGATAAAAGTACCTGTTGAAGAATTACAAAATGTAGTAAACAGAAATAGATATAGAAGGGTAACAAGTTATGATTAGCAAACATATATCAGAAAAGGAAGCAACTAAATCTATTACTGCATTAAGATTAGGCATAGATAACACACCTGACGGAGACACACTTAATAATATGAAATTAGTTGCAGAAAAAGTATTTGAACCATTAAGAGAATGGGTAGGGGGTGCAATTAAGATAAATAGCTTTTATAGATCACCTGCTTTAAATGAAGCTATAGGTGGAGCTTCTGACAAATCTGGGCGACAGACAAGTCAGCACTGTAAAGGTCAAGCAATAGACATAGATGATATATACGGACACAAAACTAACAAAGAGATGTTTAATTACATAAAAGAAAATCTTGACTTTGACCAACTTATATACGAATTTGGTACAGACGACAATCCATCTTGGGTACATTTCTCATATGTAAGTGAAGATAAAAACAGAAACAGAATATTAAAAGCTGTTAGAGACGAAGGTAAAACTAAATACATAGACATAACATAATGAAACAAATATTAGCTAAAATTTTTGGAGGTGCTGCAGGAGGTGTAGCAGAAAAAATATCTGGTATAATTGACAAACATACTTTTAGTAAAGAAGAAAAAGCAAGGTTTGAAAAAGAAATGACAGAAGTATTTATAAAAGCTGAATCTGATATGCAAAAAAATGTTACTGAAAGATGGAAAGCAGATTTAGAACACGGTAATTGGCTTACAAGATCAGTACGACCTTTGGTATTAGTGTTTTTAATATTTACTACAGTATTAATGGTATTTATAGATTCTGGTTCTTTAAACTTTAATGTAGAAGAAAAATGGACGGAACTTCTGCAGCTCACACTTATAACTGTTATTGGTGCATATTTTGGTGGAAGGTCAATTGAAAAGGTAAGAAAGAGATAATGCCTAAAGCAGTAGTAAACATATACAAAAGCCGATCTCGTAAGAGAAAGGGAATACACGCTAAAAGTAAGTCAAGTAAAGTAAAGACAAGCAAGAATTATTTAAAAAGATATAAAGGTCAAGGTAGATAAATTTTTTTTATATATTTGCTTTCGCTTATAGCTAAACTTGCATAACCTAATAAAGATGGACGATGCTTGGTTCAGATAATATTTTAGTTTCTTTTTTGTAGGGTTTTTTCTTTTCTTTCTTTTTACTCTTTTTCTTTCTTTTCTTTTTTATATATTTATACAACTCTTAAATAGATGAGAAAAATATCTCGTAAAGGTCTAATAAACAAACTAGATAGAATATTTAGTGAATACATTCGCAAAAGAGACGCAAATAAAAAAGGTATGTGTAAGTGCATAACTTGTTCTAAAGAATTTGCTTGGAATAATATAGATGCAGGACATTTTATATCTCGTAAAGAAATGAATACTAGATGGGATGAAAGAAATGTAGCTGCTCAATGCGCATACTGTAATAGATTTAGATATGGTAGACAATATGTATTTAGTTTAGCATTGGATAAAAAACAAGAAGGTCTATCTAAAATTCTGTATAAAGAATCTAAAATCATAGTAAAACACTCTATGGATGATCTACATAATTTAGTAGAATATTATAAAAATTTATTGGATATAGAAAATAAACGACTATCTTTATAAGTTCTTACCTACTTCGGTAAGCGTTTTGTTTTATTAAGGGGAGAATTAATTTTCTCCCTTTTTTTTTGTTTATTAACTTTTTTTAATTACTTTTGATGTAAACAAAATGCTTATATGAATACATTACAAAAATTACTAAAACAAACTGACTACGATTTATTAGTTACAGTAACTAGATTGTACAAGTTAGGAGAAGTATCGGAAAAAACTTATTTAGATACTATTGCTACTATGATAGAACAAACACATTTAAAAACATTATGACATTACATTTACCAAAAGAAGAATTTAATAAAGAGATACAAAGATTACATTATAGAATAAATCTTTTAACAAAGCACGTTTCAAAACAAAACGAAGAAATAGAGAACCTAAAAATTACAAACAGGTTACTAAAGGCAAAAAATGAGGTATATACAGACAGACAATTAGAAAATTACTTACAAAACAAAAATTAGTTATATTTATATTATGAAAAGTAAAATTACAGAAATTAGAGAAAAAGGTACTGCACAACTAAAGCACGGTACATTTAACAAAAGTGAAGTATTTTTATCAAATGGCAACTCTTACACATTCTTAAGCAAAGGAGAGTTTAAAAAGAATGTAGGAGATGCTATAGAATACGAAGTTACAAACGAAGAATACGGAACAGCAAAACTTGTTTACATACAAGAAAAAACATATACTAGAGACAACGATACTCATAACAGTATATTAAGACAAGTAGCATTTAAAGGAGCTATAGAACTTGCAACATCTGGCAAAATAAAAATAGATGAACTAGAAGAATTTACAAATCAATTTAATAAAATATTAAAATGGAATTAACAGGAAAAATATTACAAATAGGAACTACAAAAGAGTTTGGTACAAAAGGTTTCAAAAAAAGAGATGTGGTTATACAAACATCAGAACAATATCCACAAAAGGTTTTGATAGAGTTTGTGCAAGACAAATGTCAAATACTAGACAGATACAAAAAAGATGATCAAGTAAAAATAGGAATTAATATAAAGGGTAGAGAGTGGACAAACGATCATAACCAAAAAAAGTTCTTCAATAGTATTCAAGGTTGGAAAATAGAATCTAATTCGTCTATAATGCAAGAAGCAACAGAAGCAGTTACAAATGCTCAACATAACCCTGACAGAGAACCTGCAGAAGTAGCAGATGATTTACCGTTCTAATGACAGCAAAAGAAAGAAAAAAGACCCCTGTTTATTCTGGGGTTTTAAAATACTTTCCTGACGCTATTATGGAAATTGCAAAAGTTTCGTATATTGGAAATAACCAACATCATAAAGGTTCGCCATTACATTGGGATAGAAGCAAGAGTACAGACGAGCTTGATGCGCTTACTAGACATCTAATTGAAGCAGGTAAAATAGATACGGATGGTATGAGACATAGTGCAAAAGTTGCTTGGAGGGCATTAGCTAACTTACAAAAAGAAATAGAATTAGATAATAACAATTAAAATGTTAATAAACTTTGACGACCAGATAAATAAACTACAAGATATTAGGACTGGTAAAGTTAAAGAAGGTTTAAAATTAGGATTCCCAACTATAGACGAGCATTTGCGTTTTAAGTATGGGAATTTTAATATAGTGCTAGGACACGCAAATTCAGGAAAGACAACGCTAACATTATTTTTTATGTTACTATATTCAATTAAGCATAATATAAAATGGTTAGTATATTCTAGTGAAAACGAACCTTACAGTATCATTAAGAAACTAATTGAGTTTTTATCTGTCAAACCTATAAACAAAATTAAAGAAGATGAATTTAATAAACACAAGGATTTTATATATGAGCATTTCAAGTTTATTGATATTAATGAGTTACATACTTATAAGTCGCTTATTGACTTGGCTACTGTTATTAAAAATGCTTGGGATTATCAAGGTTTTCTTATAGACCCATATAATTCTTTAGTCAAAGATCGTGATACGCTTAAAGGAATATCTGGTCACGATTACGATTATCAAGCTACAAGTGAATTTAGAGTATTCTGCAAAACACATAATGTATCTATATGGCTATGTACTCACGCAGCTACAGAAGCATTAAGAAAAAAACATAATCAAAATGAAGAATATGCAGGGCATCCTATACCTCCTATGGCTAGTGATGTTGAAGGTGGCGGTAAATTCGTGAACCGTGCTGATGATTTTATGGTTATACACAGATATATTCAGCACCCAACTGATTGGATGTATTCGATGATACATATTAGAAAGGTTAAAGATATTGATACAGGTGGGCGACCAACAGGTATTGACACGCCTATACGAGTAAAAAGTATAGTTAATAATGTAGGTTTTAATATAGGAGATAGTCAAGCTGTAAACAGTACAATGGTTGAACAAATAAAACTACCATTTTGAAAACACCAGTTGAAATAGCATATCAAAAACACAATAAATGGATAGACATAGTAAAAACTTTTGGTGGATTAAAACAAACAGAAGTAGAAGATTTAGTACAAACTATGTATATGTTATTAATACAAAATTCACAAAAGGGGGTTGATTATATGTACAATGATACAGAAGTTAATTATTGGTATGTCTACAGAATTTTAAGAGGTTTGTATGTAGATTTGATTAGAAAAAAAGCAAAAGTAAAATTAATTGAATTTGAAGATATAGAGATTAGCGAAGAAGATCACAACAACTATCAAATGGTATATGAAAAAATCCAAAGCGTTTTAAAAGATATGTACTGGTACGATAGAAAAGTATATGAAATAATAGAAGAAGGAACGAACATAAGCGAATTATCAAGAAAAAGTAATATAAGTTATTATTCACTATATAATACTTACAAAAAGGTAAAAAAAATATTAACAAAATATATAAACGTATGAAAAAACACCACCACGCATTTGAAAACCAAATTTTTGATGCTTTTAGAAAACGAGAAAAAAAGATTAAAAAATATATAACTTTTTTGAAAAAAAATGGTTATACAGTTTACGAAAAAAAAGAATTATAATGTTAGAAAAGGTTGAAGAAATAAAAAAAGCAATTAAACTTTTGGCTGTACACGGGTTTGTTATAATAGATTTAGAGGACAATATTATAAATAAATGGAATATTGATGATAAAAATAAACATAATATAGCATACAATAGAGTTCCGAAAATAAAAATATAAGACAAATATGATTGTTAACATACCAGAAAAGATAAAGAAACAATGTTGGGAGTATCTAGAAGAAAATAATATGGGCAACCGACATAGTGCTAATGGAAATAAAGAAGAACAGTTTGTAGGACTAATAGGAGAGATATTGACAAAAAAGTTATTTAAGAAAAAACATTATTTTGAGAATGGATTTGATGGCGGATATGATTTTATACATAGAACAAAAAAAGTAGATGTAAAAACAATGGGTAGGACAGTAGATGTAAAAGATTATTTTGTACATAATTTTATAGCTTTTCAAGAAACTTATAACTGTGATATTTATATATTCAACAGTTTAAACAAAAAAACTAATCAACTTAATATTTGTGGATGGATAACAAAAGCAGAACTTTTTAAAAATGCTATTTTTTATAAAAAAGGTACAGTAAGAAAAAGAAGCAATAATACTTCTTTTAAAATGAAAACTAATAGCTATGAAATCAGAAATGATTTATTAACAGATATAAAAAAATTATTATGAAACTAGGAGATAAATTAGAAACAATAATAAATATTATAACCTTTGGTAAAGGTAAGGCAATAGCTATGTGGATAGCTAACAAACTTGGCTATGAAGATTGCGGATGTAACAGGCGGAAAAATTATTTAAATGGAATTACAAGAGATGGAACAGAAACTAAATAAAGAAGAATATAATAAATGGACTGCATTTAGATCAGTACAAAACAACAAGATAACCAATAAAGAACAAGAGCTTATAGCTACTATACACGCTAAATACTTTGCTCATAAATTTTATTTACCTTGCGGATGCAGTCCTAAAGAGTGGAACAAATGGATTAAACAAATAAACGAAGTGTACGAGCTTGGATATAGAAACAATACATAAGTTTGAACAAACAGTAGTTACATTTATGAATGAGTTTCAGGGATGGCAACTAGACTGGTCTGGAGGTGGATACGATCACTATGACGCTAAAGGTAAAACACCTAAAGGACACGAGTGCGTAATGGAGATGAAGTTTAGAAACAAATACTATCCTGACAAACTATTAGAAAAGTTTAAATACGATACTTTAATGAGTATGGATAGTGAAATAGTAAAGCTGTATTTAGTATCAGACCCTAAAGGAACTTATTTGTTCTGGTTAAACTATTTAGAGATGCCTGAAGTTAAAGAACTTTACTGTCCTGATACGACATTTTGGACTAAAAAGAAAGTACTAAAGAAAGTTTATTTACTTACAGAAAATATGGCAAGTATTGTAGTTCCAGAATAATTTGTATATTTATTAAAAATTGTTAATTATGAAACAAAGACAGTATCGAAGTAATCAAGGAAGAAGTCCTAAAAAACAAGAAGAAATATATAGTATAATAAAGATGGCGTTTATAGTATTTGCTGTTAGTGTTATATCTTGTATAATTATAGCTTGATGGATTTAATACAAAAACAAATCTTTGAAAGTAATTTTAATATGATTGGATACTTTCTAAAGGACGCTTACGAAAAAACTAAAGGAGATAAAAAAAAACAAATAGGTGAGCTTATAGGTTGCATAAATAAAATGTATATGTATGCCAATATGCTAGAAACTGAAAACCATATACTGAAGTCTCGTGAAGATGAAGTAAACGATCAGAAGATCAAGTGGGCGGAACGAGCAAGAATAGCAGAAGAAGTAATATTTAAAAATGATAAAACTATTAGACCAAAAGGATTATAAGAAACAAGATGTACTAAAACAAATGTATGATGATAGTTACTATTATGGTACACTAGGCAAACTTGCATTAAGTAGCAGTTCATTAAAACTCTTATTAGACAGTCCTAAAAAGTATGCTTATGTAAGTCAGTACGGAAGTCCTGAAACGCAACCATTAAGAGATGGTAGATTAATACATATGGCTATACTAGAACCAGACAAATTTCAAGAACAGATATATGTAGATGTTGCAAGTAAGAATACTAAAACCTATAAAGAAGCGTTGTCAAAGTATGGCGAAGTATATACAAGAGTAGAAAGACAAAAAGCAGAAAAGATAGCAGATGCAATATTCAGGAACGAACAAGCATTGAAACTAATAACTGACTGCGAGTTTGAAGTACCTGCAATAGGCGACATATACGGATACCCATTTAGAGGTAAAGCAGATGTATTAAGTAAGAAAGGTATAGTAGACCTTAAAACAACTTCAGGAGGTATAAAGAACTTTTATCATAGCGCAAAGAAATATTTATATAGTGTACAATGCTATTTATATTGTCAGCTCTTTGATGTAAACTATACAGAATTTAGATTTTTAGTAATAGACAAAGGTAGTTTAGATATAGGTATCTTTGAATGTAGTGAGGAGTTTTATAAAGACGGAGAGGAACTAACTAAAAAAGCAGTAGACATATACGAAACATTTTTTGTCAATGGTGCAGACCTAGACGATTACATTATAACAGGAATATTATGAATAAAGCAAAGAAAATAGCAAAACAAGTAAACAAACTTGCAAAACTAGATGTATTTAAGAATACACGAAAAAGAGAATACATAGAAGCAAGATCATTATTATCAATGGTACTATACAAATATGAGAAGATGAACTTACACGAAATTAAAAACTTCTACATAGAAAATGGTAAATCTTCAGACCATACTACAGTTCTACATAGTATAAAGAACTGGGATATGTATAGACACTATAATAATACACTTATTGACTGGCTTACTTGTATAACTACAGATATGGGCAAAGCAAACAATGAAGCGAAACGAGAACTTATAAAACTTAAAGTTAACTACATATCAAATGAAGATGTAGATGAAATAGCTACTATAGTTGATTTGATGGCTAAAAAAGAATTAAGTGAAGTATAGACCTTTACCGAAACAAGTAACAATAAAAAAATCTAATATAGACGGACTAGGTTTATTTGCTATATCACATATAGACAAAGATACGATACTAGGCATAACGCATATATCTAATAGTAAATTTGACAATGGTTTTATAAGAACTCCACTAGGCGGATTTATAAATCATAGCAAAACACCAAACGCTAAACTTATAAGCTGCGCAGAAAGTAGAAAAATAGAATGTGGAACGCTGATGCTACAAACAATAAAAGATATTGCAATAGGAGAAGAAATATTAGTAACATATAGAATGTATAGCGTTTAGTCAAAAATTTAATTTATTTTTCGATATATAGATATGGCATACGATATAAAAGAACTTGAAAAACAATCTATTGAAGCAATAAAGAAACATAATATAATGTTTATAGAACATTTAGTAGCATATTTACCTTGTGGCAAAACTACTTTTTATGAACTAAAACTGAACGAATCGAACGCTATAAAAAAGGGAATAGAAGAAAACAGAACAAGTAAAAAAGTACAGCTACTAAATAACTGGATAAATCAAGATGCTTCTCCTGTTTTACAAATAGCAGCGATGAAAATGATTAGTAGCGATGAAGAAGCTCATAGATTAAATGGTACAAAGCAAGAGATTAAGCACGATAACAAAAAGAAATCTTTTGAAGTTAAAATAGTCAATGCAGATAAAAACTAATATAGTTTACAAGCATCTATTACAATCAGACAAGAAAATAATAATAGAGCAGGGCGGTACTAGAAGCGGTAAAACATATAACATTCTATTATGGATAATCTTTAACTACTGTGCAAACAACTCCAATAAGATAATAACAATCTGTAGAAAATCATACCCTGCATTAAGAGCTACAGTAATGAGGGACTTTCTGGACATATTACAAGCTGTAGATATGTATAGTGAAGCAAATCATAATAAGACAAATTCTGAATATAGATTAGACAGTAATTTAATAGAGTTTGTAAGTTTAGATCAACCGCAAAAGTTAAGAGGTCGAAAAAGACACTTATGTTTTTTTAATGAGATAAATGAAATATCAAAAGAAGAATGGAATCAAATATTATTTAGAACAGAAGAAAAAGTAATAGGGGATTTTAATCCTTCAGACAGCTTTCATTTTATTTACGATGACATAATACCTAGAGATGACTGCGATTTCTTTCAAACATCTTATTTAGATAATCCTTTTTTAGAAGAAAGTATTAAAACAGAAATAGAGCGATTAAAAGAAACAGATGAAGAATACTGGAGAATATACGGATTAGGCGAAAGAGCATTAAGTAAATCACTAATATTTAATTACATTGAAGTAGATAAGATACCATTAGAAGCACAGTTTATAGGACGTGGGGTAGATTATGGCTATGTAAATGATGTTACAGCTCACGTTTCAGTATATAAGAAAGATCATAGTTTATACATAAAAGAGCATCTATATAAAACACTAATGACCGCAGAAGATATACATAATCATTTTAAGCAACTTAAAATTGGAAAAGACATAATTTATGCAGATTCAGCAGAACCTCGCTTAAATGACTTCTTAAGACGTTCTGGATGGAATATAAGACCTAGTATAAAAGGACATAATAGTATAAACGCAGGAATTGATTTATTGAAACGATATAAGCTACATATAACAAAAGATAGTAATAATGCTATACAAGAGTTTAGAAATTATAAATGGAAAGAGGATAAAAGTGGTAAGCTAACTAACATACCAGTAGATGCGCATAATCATATTTGCGATGCTTTGAGATATATAACTTCAGCTATACTATCTAGACCTAACTTCGGTAAATACACGATACAATAATTAGATTTGTTTTATTAACATATTTTAATATCTTTGGTATATGAAAACAAGATTACTTACAAACAAACAAAGGAACTCTTTTAGATTAGATGTAGTAAACAAGGGTAATTATAACTCTTATTACTTCAAGACAAAACAGGAAGCATTAGAGTTCCAAAAAAAACTTTAAAAAAAAGTTATTAAAATTTGTGTATAACTAAAAAAGTTGTATATTAGCAGTAATAAAACAAAACATTATGGAAACAAAATTTAGAATTACATTTAACCCTAAAAGCTTTGGAGAAGGTTTTTTCTTAAAGGATAGAGCTGATCTTATAGTTGTGCTAGACGCTTGGACAGTACAAAAAGCTAAAGAGTTGTTAGAATCTCAAGGAATAGACGTTAGGTCAATACAACGACTTTAGAAACAAAACAATGAAAAGAAATACTACAGTTAGTTACAAAGGTTTAAGTGATAGTATCGAATTATCAGTAGATTACTATTTAGAAGAAGGTTGTAAAGGAGATTACTTCACACCACCTACAGAATCAAGAGTTACGATTTCAGCTGTTTATGTTGGAATAAAAAACAAAGAAGATATAATTGATTTAATAGATCAAGATATAGTAGAAGAATGGGAAGAACAAATACTAAAAGAATACGTATGAAAAAGTTTATAGAAAAAATTATATTAAGTGATGCATTTGTAAAGACATTTATTTATCTTTGTGCTATAGTGTTCACTTTAATATTTACAATCCAACTCGTTTAGTTTTTTAGGTTAGTTGTTATTAGTTGGTTGATAGGAGGTCTCGAAAGGGATCTCCTTTTTTTTTGTATTATTCTAAAATCGCTTTTAATTTTCGATATATATATATGAGAGTTAAAGTTACGATACCTAATTATTTGTCAGAAATCACTTTAAGGCAATATCAGAAGTTCTTAAAAATACAAGAACAGAACGAGAATGAATCTTTTTTAGCTTCTAAAATGATGGAGATATTTTGTGGTATAAAGTTAGGAGATGCTATGAAAATGAGAGCTACTGATGTAAATAGAATAACATCTATACTTGCAGATATGTTTGAGAAGAAACCAAACCTAGTACAGAAGTTTAAAATGAATGGAATAGAATATGGTTTTATACCTAACCTAGACAATATGAGTTTAGGAGAGTATGTCGATTTAGATAACTATTTGTCTAAATGGGAATCTATGGAATATGCTATGGCTGTTCTATATCGACCTATTACAAACAAACTAAAAGACAAATATACAATAGAGGAGTATAAGGCAAAAGATCAAGACATAATGAAGGATATGCCAATGGATGCAGTATTAAGTAGTATGCTTTTTTTTTACCGTTTAGGAATCGACTTGTCGAAAGTTATGATGAATTATTTGGAGCAGGAGGAGGTAACGAACTCACATCTACAGGACAGTTTGCGACAAAGTGGGGTTGGTATCAATCAATTTACGCACTCTCTCAAGGGGATATTACAAGAGTTAAACATATCACTAAATTAAATTTACACGAATGTTTATATATGCTATCGTTTATGAAAGATAAAGCAGACACAGAAGCAAGACAAATAAAAAATAAAATTAAATGAGCAATCAAGGAATAAGAGGGTTTTATCAACTAACTGAAACAATAAAAGACCAGTTACTAAACGACATAAATGTCAATACGGTAACAACAGGAGATATTACTAAAGTAGATTTATCTAAACAAACTATATTTCCTTTATCGCATATAATCGTAAATAGTGTTACAGCTCAAGAGCAAGTATTAAGTTTTAACATAACTGTTATGTCAATGGATATAGTTGATATAGACAAAGAAGCAACTACAGACATATTTGTAGGTAACGACAATGAGCAAGATATACTTAATTCTCAATTAGCTGTACAGAACAGATTAATACAATTACTTAAAAGAGGTAATTTATATAGAGACAAATATCAAATGGAAGGAGACCCTACTTGTGAACCTTTTTATGAAAGATTTGAAAATCAATTAGCAGGATGGGCTTGTACAATGGATATACTAATAGAAAATGATATAAGCGTTTGTTAATGAATTTAAAAGAAACTAGAGACATATTAGAAAAATTTGCAAAGTATGTAGTAAAACAATCTCGTACTAACTTAACAAAGAAAGGCAAGAATACATCAAAAAAATTATATAACTCTATCAAGTATGTTCCAAAAGATGATGGATTAAGAATATTGTTTGAGATGCTTGATTATGGAGAATTCCAAGATAAAGGTGTTAGAGGTAAAAACTCTTATTATGCAGATGAAGCTACAGCAGAAAGTCCTTATAAATTTGGTACAGGAAGTTTTGCAGGACAGGGAGATAAATTTAGAAAGAGCATAGATAAATGGATGGTTAAAAAGAATGTGTTTAATAAAAGCATAAGAGATAAGAAAGGTAGGTTTATACCTAGAAAAAGTTTAGCATACTTAATAACAAGAAGTATTTATAGTAAAGGTATTAGAGCAAGTATGTTTTTTACTAAACCTTTTGAAAAAGCATTTAACGATTTACCTCCAGAATTAAGAATAGGATTTGTAAAAGACATAGAAAATAATATAGAATGAGTACAATAATAAACGCAAGAAGTCCATATTACATAAAAGTAGAACCTGTATCAGGTACATTAAGTTCTGCATCAATGAGCTTGTATATATATTCAGGAACATTTACAACAGACAAACCTGCATCAGCAACTTATACAATAAGCAAAGATGTTATAGGAACAAACAATTATGTAATATATGAAGTAACAGAATTAATTAGAGATTATCTTATAACAGAATATGGCGCATACTCTATTGATGGAGTGTGGGTAGAAGCAGATATAACACTTACTAAAACAAGTGGAAGTGAAACGCAGAACTATGATTTTTTAGCATTTGATGGATATGGATATTTCGAAGATGGAGTAAATCCTAGAACAAGTACAAATCCTGCTGTAACAAAAATAAGCTCAACAGCTACAGGAACGACAGCTTACAAACTTATAGATTCAACTCAAACATTTACAAAGACAGTAAGTGTAGGAGATACAATAACAAATACAACTGATACAACAACTACAATAGTAACAGGAATAGATAGCGATACACAACTAGCAGTAAGAGCTACAAACTTTATAGAATCAGGAGATAGTTATACTATTGCAGATACAGGAAACTACACACCTCAATATTTACAATCAAATACAAAGATATATTTTAAGAAAGGTAGAGATATAGTATTTCCAGTATTTGCAGAAGCAGAAGGTACTGTTGCATTTACAACAGGCGGAGATGCAGATGTATTCTGGAATCAAGTAGACGAGTTTTGGAACTTGTATGATGTTAATTGGTCTAATGTATTAACTCCTATAACAATAGGCGACACAAATGTTTCAGAAGATAAAATAGTTTACATTAGATTAACGCCTACTACTGATCTTAATACAGGAGATGTAATAACAATATCAACAACTAAATCTAACTATACACAAAGTGTTACAATAACATTAGAAGAAGTATGCGAACCTAAATATGATTTTCTAGATGTAGTATTTTATAACAAGTTTGGTGCTTTACAAATAATGCCTTTTCATAAAAAGTCAATGATTAGTATGGATAGCAATTCTGAAAGCTATAAGCGTAATCTAATGGATTTTGTAAATGACCCTACATATAATAAAGAAAAACATTCAGTAAGACAGTTTCAAGTTACAGGCAAAGAAAAGATACAGATGAATACAGGTTTTATAGATGAATCATTTAACGAAGTAATAAAACAATTAATGTTGAGTGAACAAGTATGGGTATATGATGGAACAGAAGTTAAACCAATTATACTAGACACAAAATCATTACAGTTTAAAACATCATTAAACGACAAACTCATAAACTATACATTTGACTTTAGCTATGCTTTTAATAAAGTAAACGACATTAGATAATGCAGAATATACAACTCTACATAGAGAATCAAAGAATGGATATGTTCAAAGACGAATCTGTTTCGCTTACACAAACAATACAAAATGTAAGAGACATAGGTAAAATCTTTACAAATTTTACAAAGACGTTCTCATTACCTGCATCTAAAGACAACAATAAAATATTTAAACATTACTACGACTTTAACATAACTACTGGGTTTGACGCTAGAACAAAAAAATCTGCAACTATTGAGCTTAATTATTTACCATTTGAGAAAGGCAAGATCAAGTTAGAAGGAGTAGATATGCGTGACAATAAACCTTACGCATATAGAGTTACTTTCTTTGGTAATACAGTAGATTTAAAAGATGTTATTGGAGAAGATAAGTTAGACGCACTATCTTGGTTAGATGATAATTTTACTATAGATTATTCTAATACAGAAGTCAGATTAAGATTACAAAACGGATATGATAAAACAGTAGATAGCATAACATATACAGATTCAATTATAACACCTTTAATATCACATTCACAAAGATTATATTACGATTCATCTACTCACGTTGCAAACACACCTAATTTAGCTTATCATACAGGAAGTGGCACGCATCATCACGGAGTTTTGTGGAGTGATTTAAAATATGCTATAAGAGTTCACGTTATAATAAAAGCAATAGAAGCCACATACCCAAGTTTATCTTTTAGTACAGATTTTTTTAATACATCTAATACTAGGTATCATAATTTATATTTATGGATGCAAAGAAAAAAAGGCAATTTAATACAAGATGATCAAGAATTTACATCACAAGTAACAGATTTTTCAATAACAATTAGTCCTGTATATGTATCTACTACACCTATTAATAATGTTATTGTTGTTGAAAGAAAAATTACAAATATATCTTTAACAACAGTTATGAGTGATGCATCTATTTTGTATGATGTATTAATTTATAGAGATGGTGCTTTATTGACATCTATAGTAGGTATAAGTGGAGACCAAAGTTCTTTAGATATAACTTTTACAGGGTCAATAGAAGATGGAGATTTAACTGTATTTGTAAGAGGTACAGAATCAGTAACATTCAATACATTTACTTTAGGTTTTGTAGATATAACACCTAGCTCTCCTACAGAACAAACTATTGATGCAGCCATAGCAGAAATAACAGAGGTTATACAATTCAACCCTACTAAAAATGTACCAGAAATAAAAGTTATAGATTTTTTAACTGGTCTATTTAAGTTATTCAATTTAACTGCATTTACAGAAGATGATGGTACAATAAAAGTACAAACATTAGATAATTTTTATGCAAGCGGTACAAACTTTACAATAGACGAATATGTAGATATGTCCGAGAAACAAGTAAATGTAGCATTACCATATAAAGAAATATCTTTTAAGTTTAAAGGCACAAAATCATTATTAGCATCAGTATTTAATCAATTAACAAATAGAGAATGGGGTTCAATAGAGTATAATAATAATGAAGCATTAGATGGAGGTACATATAAAGTAGAAGTACCTTTTGAACATATGCAATTTGAGAGATTACCAGACGGAACAGGTGGGACACCACAAAATGTACAAGTAGGTTATATGATAGATGAAAATGAACAACCTATAAAAGGCGAACCATTATTATTTTATTCTATATATAATAACTCGAGTCCTAGAAGTATATCATTTTTAACAGACGCATCAAATAAAGTAGAAATACCAGAAACAGGATATACAGGATATTATATACCTAGTAATTCAGTATCATTAAGCGCAAGTACAGACGATACAGTTTTACATTTTGGATTAGAAACTAATGAATGGTCGCCTAGTGAAAACTTCGATGGTACTTTGTTTGATGATTTATATAAGAACTATATACAAGATGTATTTAATTCTAAAAGAAGATTAATAAAGTTAAAAGCATTTTTGCCATTAAAGATATTAAGAACTTATACGCTAGCAGACAAGTTTGTATTAGGTAATCAAGAATATAGAATAAATAGTATAACAACAAATTTAGGTACAGGAGAATCTGATATTGAATTATTAAATATAGTATAATGTTACAAAATATAATAGAATTATTACAAGTAGCGAATGGCGAAACTGAAAGAATTAAAATAGCGCAGGGTAAATATAAATTACCAGAAACATTTACAGAAGGTGTTAAACAAATTAAAAACGAAGTAAAATGGCAAAGAAAATAGTAGTAGATTTAGAAGCTAAAACTGACAAAGCAGTAAAAGAAATAGCTGATCTAAAAAAAGAAATACAAAAGCTAAACAAAGAAGTTGCTGAAGGTAACAAAGACACTAAACAAGGTTTACAGGATGTAGAAAAAGCATCTGATAAAACCGCAGGTGGGGTTAAGAAAATAGGTACTGGATTAAAAGCTCTAGGTATAGGACTAATAGTTGCTGCATTTGCAAAGTTTACAGAAGTATTAAATCAAAATCAAAAAGTAGCAGATATATTTTCTACTACATTTGAAGTATTATCTTTAGCTTTCAATGACTTCTTTAATTTTATATTTGACAATGTTGGAGGAATAGTAAATGCATTTAAATCATTATTTACAGACCCAGTACAAACTATTAAAGATTTTGGTAATGCTTTAGTGGATGGAGTTGTAGTTAGATTTGAACAATTAGTTGAAACATTAGGTTTTGTAGCAAAAGGTATAGGAGATTTATTTACAGGTAATTTTAAAGATGCTGTAGAAAATTTTAAACAAGCAGGTCGAGAAAGTATTGATATAATTACAGGTCAAGATGAAAGTTTTGAAGAAGTTACATCTACTATAGGAAACTATGTAAAAGAAACTATAAAAGCAGGTAAAGAAAACGTCAAATTAAATAAAGAAGCTGAAAAGGCAAGAGTATTAAATCAAGGTATTATAGAAGATTATGATAGACAAGCTGAATTATTAAGACAAACAAGAGACGATGAATTTAAAACTATAGATGAAAGAATACAAGCTAATAATGATTTAAAAGCTGTATTAGACCAACAAAAAGAAGCGATGCTTGCAAACGCAGCCGCTATTTTAACAGCAGCTCAAGCGCAATTTGATAAGAATGGTAATGATGCAAATGCGATAGCTTTACAAGAAGCTAAAAACGAAAAAGCAGCTATAGAAGCACAGATTACAGGATTTATGTCAGAACAAGATTCTAATAGAAATGCTTTATTAAGAGAAAAACTAGAGTTAGAGCAATCAAATACAGATGCTGCAACTGAAAGAGCAAAAGTAGAAAGAGATTTCAATGCGGAACAAATAGAAAACGATGTATTAAGAATACAGAAACAACAAGAAAATTTAAAAATAGAAAAACAAGAAGAACTTGATAGGTTAATAGCAAAAAGAGATGCTTATACTTTAGGAACACAAGCGTTTGCAGATGCAGAAAATGAAAGATTAGCCTTTATACAAGAAGCAAACAATAGAGAAACAGAACTTGGTAATGAATTAATTGAAGCAAAAAAGATACAAGCAGAAGAAGAAAGAAATATAGAGAAACAAAAAATAACAGATAAACAAATGGTACTTGATGCTATTAGTCAATTTGCAGATGCAGAATCAGGAGTTGGTAAAGCATTATTAATAGCAAAACAAGCATTAGCATTACAGGAAACTTTATTAGATGTTAAAAGAATAACTTTTAAAGGAACAAAAGCTGTAGCAGAAGCAGGTGTTGATGCTGCACAAAACGTATCAGAAAGTAGTAAAATTGGTTTTCCGCAAAACATTATTACAATAGCAGCAGCAATAGCTCAAGGTATTGGAATTATTAGAAGCGTTAAAAAAGCAGTAAGTAAAACAAAAGTTCCTATAGGTGGTGCATCAGCAGAAGTTCCGCAAGTTGCAACTCCTTCTGGAGGTTCACTTCCTCCTGCATTTAATGTAGTAGGAGCAGGTGGAATAAACCAATTAGCTACAGCAATAGGTGAACAACAACAACAACCAGTAAAAGCATTTGTAGTGAGTAATGATGTTTCAACTGCTCAAGAATTAGATAGAAATATAGTAAAAGGTGCAGCGATAGGATAAATGCAAAATTTAATTTAATAAACGATATATAATTATGAGAATAGTCGAATTAATTTTAGACGAAGATCAAGAGATTTCAGGAATAGAAGCGATTAGTATAGTAGAGAATCCTGCAATAGAAGAAGATTTTGTCGCTTTAAAAAATCAACAAGAAATAAAACTAGCTGAAATAGACAAAGAGAAGCGTATTCTATTGGGAGCTTTATTAATACCTAACAAGCCGATATATCGAAAAAACGGAGAAGATGAATATTATATATACTTTTCTAAAAATACAGTATTAAAAGCATCCCAACTTTATTTACAAAAAGGCAACCAAAACAATTCAACTTTAGAACATCAACATTCTATACAAGGTTTGTCTTTAGTAGAATCTTGGATTATTGAAGATGAAGTACACGATAAGTCAAGAAAGTATGATATGGATTTACCAGTTGGTACTTGGATGGGTGCGGTAAAAGTAAACAATGAAGATATATGGAATGAGTATGTAAAGACAGGAAAGGTAAAAGGATTTAGCATAGAAGGTTACTTTGCTGATAAAATGGAAAGACCTAAAGAACAAATAAATGACTTTGCAGATGTAGAAGCTGAAGCAGAAGAATTATTGTCAGAAGTAAAAGGTATTATAAGAAACGACAAAAGATATAAAAGCGGAAAAAAAACGATAATGGAATCTTATAGAGATTATCCTAGTGGAGTAAAGAACAATGCGAAAAGAGGTATCGATCTAAATAAGAAAGTAAAGAATAAATGCGCTACTGATGTTGGCAAAATTAGGGCGCAACAATTAGCACAAGGTAAACCAATAAGCAAAGAAACAATTAAAAGAATGTACTCTTATTTATCAAGAGCAGAAGAATATTATAAAGAAGGAGACAATGAAGCGTGTGGAACTATCTCATATTTATTATGGGGAGGTAAAGCAGGTTTAAGATGGAGTGCATCTAAACTAAAAGAACTAGGGGAACTAGAATTAGCATCAATGAAAGTAAACGATGATTATGCGGTTATAGATGATAGATTAGCATATTCATCAAAAGAGAAAGCAGAAGAAATAGCTGAAGATTTAGGATGCGAAGGAACACACGAACACGAATTTGAAGGACAGATTTGGTATATGCCTTGTGAGTATCACGAATTAAAAGAACCTTGTCAAGCAGGGTACGAACAATACGGAATGAAAAGAAAGAACGGAAGATTAGTACCTAACTGCATACCTATACAATAATGAATTGGAAAACAAATACATCTAGAGAAAATTACATACCTAGCTATACAAGTCCTAAAGGCGGAAATAGAGCTTGTTTATGTTGGGATACAAATACATATAGTATTAAATGTTGCGATGGTAGTTTAAGATCGCAGGGCATAGGTTCAATATATAGAACATCTTAAAATTAAATAAAAATGAATCCAAGAACATTAAAAAAAATCTACAACAAATTATCTCAACAAGATAAGGTAGAACTAAAGTCAGAAAAAGTAGAATTAGCTGAAAGCGTAATACAATTACTTAAATATCATAAAGGCGTAGAAATATTTTCAGAAAACATTAATATAGATATAAAGGAAATTGATTCAGCAAAAAATAGTTTAGAAGTAGATTTAAAAGATTTAATGTCAGATATGGAAAAACTTGCTAAAGGTATAAATTCTGCTGATACTGCTGCTAAATTATTAGGTATGTCAGTTAGTGAAATACCAAATTATAATAAAGCTATACAAGCAGCAAAATTAGGATTTAAACAAGAAGCAAAGGCAAAAAAATATTTAAAATAAAATTATGAATCCAAAAACATTAAAATCAGTTTATAAACAAATAAATAAAGAAGAATTAAAATCTGAAAAAATTGAGTTGGCATTAATAGATGACTTGAAACAAATACAAAAAGAATCAACTAAAGCATATGTAGATTATATTGATGATATGGATACGTCTAAAGGATATTTATCACAAGCAAAAAGAAAAGCCACAAAAGCAGTACAATTATTAAAAGAATCTGTCAACTTATATGAGAATGCAGAATCTAAATTTAAAGAATTGGGTATGGATGTGCCAAGTGAATTAAAAAAACAAACTCCAAAAGCTGCTCTTGCAGAAGCAGAAAAAGATTTGAATATGATGACATCTTTGTTTTCTCAATTTAAAGTAAGATAATCTAAAAATGCAAAATAAATAACCTTAAACGATATATATATATGAAAGCTACAGAAATGTTAAACAAAGTAAAAGATTTGCTAGGAGTACAACTTTCAGAAGAAGTTAAACTAGAGCAAATGAAATTAGACAACGGAACTGTTTTAGAAGCAGAATCGTTTGAAAAAGATAAAGAAGTTTTTATAGTTACAGAAGAAGATAAAGTACCAGTTCCAAATGGTGAATATACAATGGAAGATGGTAGAATTCTTGTCGTTGAAGAAGGACTAATTTCTGACATTAAAGAAATGGAAGAAGAAGTAGAAGAAGAAGAAGCTACTTCAGAAGAAGAAGAAATGAAAGAAGAAGTTTATGCTTCAAAAGACGAAGTATCTGAATTAAAAGCTATCATTGAAGATTTAAAAGCTAAACTTGAATTAAAAGATCAAGAACAAGCAGAAGAAATCGGACTTGCGATGACTACTATGTTATCAGAACAAGAAAAAATAGATGAAGCAGTAAAAGAAGAATTATCTAAACCTGCTGCTGAACCTATAAAACATAACCCAGAAGGGGAAGTAAAAAAAGACGGTTATTTGTACGCACAAAACAGAAGAAAAACTACAAAAGACCGTGTATTAGAAAGAATAGTAAATTTTTAAAAATAAATAAATAAATAATTATGGCGACTACAGTAAGTATAACAAGTACATATGCAGGTGAGTTTTCAGGGAAGTATATTTCTGCTGCCCTTTTAAGTTCTCCTACATTAGACAATGGTAACATCGAAATTAAACCAAATGTAAAGTTTAAGGATGTAATCAAAAAGGTAGCAACGGATTCAAATGTAATCAAAGATGCTACTTGTGATTTTACAGATACAGCTACAGTAACATTGACTGAAAGAATCCTACAACCAGAGGAATTTCAAGTAAACCTTGAGCTTTGTAAAAAAGATTTTGTATCTGATTGGGAAGCAATTTCTATGGGATATAGTTCTTTAAATCAAAATTTACCTCCAAAGTTTTCTGATTTTATTATCGGACACGTTGCAGGTTTAGTAGCAGAAAAGAATGAGCAAAACATCTGGGGAGGTGTAAACGGAAACGCAGGAGAATTTGACGGATTTTCAGTCTTAATGGCTGCTGACGGAGACGTTAACGATGCTTCAAATGGTGGAGAAACTGCATTTAGTTCAACTAATATTGTTACATTATTAACAAACGTAGTAGATTCATTACCTTCAGCAGTTTACGGAAAAGAAGATGTAAAAATCTACGTTCCTACAATAGCATTTCAGTCTTACATTAGACATTTAGGCGGATACGCTGCTAATGGAGTTGGTGCGCAAGGTATTGACAACAGAGGTTCATTATGGTATGATAAAGGAAGCGCATTATCGTTTGACGGTATTGAGGTTGTTTTAGCTCAAGGTATGCCTTCAAATCATATTGTTGCAGGACAAAAATCTAACTTATACTTTGGTACAGGATTAATTTCTGACCATAACGAAGTTAAATTGTTAGATATGGCTGATTTAGATGGGTCTCAAAACGTAAGAGTTATTATGAGATTTACAGCAGGAGTACAATATGGTATCGGTTCAGACCTAGCTTTATTAACTCTAGCATAATAAATAAATAAGTATAACTAAAAGAAGGGTAGGTGGGACTTAACTACCTACCTTTTTTTTTAAAAAAATAATATAATATGGCTTGTGCAATAACTAAAGGAAGAACGTTACCTTGTAAAAATTCAGTAGGTGGATTAAAAAACGTTTATATTCTTGATTATTCGACTGTAATATCTGCTTTAAGTCCAAGTGCAGGTACGGTAACATTACCAACAGACGATACAGCAGAGTTTTTTAAATTTGAGATTAAAGGAAACTCAAGTTTAGAAACATCTGTAACATCATCAAGAGAAAACGGAACAACTTTTTATGAAACTACTTTAAATATGACGTTCACATATCTTGATGTAGCAACTCAAGAAGAAATTAAACTATTAAATGCAGGTAGGGCGCATTATGTAGTAGAAGATTATAATGGAAATTATTTCTTAATTGGAAAAGATCACGGAGCAGAAGTAACAGGCGGAACTGTTGTAACAGGTGCAGCTATGGGAGACCTTTCAGGATTTACTCTTGTAGTATCAGCGCAAGAAACAGCACCACCATTCTTTGCAACTGCACCAGATGTAAGTGCTACAACTCCTATTGACCCAGACGCTTAATAGGTAGTATATAAATAGAAGAAAGGGGTCTTATGACCTCTTTTTTTTTGTTTATCATACAAAATAGCGTTATTATTTCGATATATAAATATGAAGATATTAACGACAAGTGCTTTAGCTCAAAACATTAGTGTTATACCTAGAGCTTTTACTTCTTCTTATACTTTAAAAGTACACGACGAAGCTGCAAATGATGAAATATTTAATAGTAATGTTTCAGCAAGCACAAGCGATAATTTTAGAACTATATCAGTAACATTTAACCCTGTATTGAAAGAGGGTAGAAATTATATAATGACACTATTGTCAGGAAGCGATATAGTATATAAAGACAAAATATTTTGTACAGATCAGACAATTAATCAAGACAATAACAACTACTATGATATTAATAGTGGTCAATATGATTTTGATGATACTTCTGCTTCACACGATAACGATTATATAATACTATGAATGATTTAAGAATAGTTAATTTAAGTACCTATACAAGTCCTAAAATAAAGGAAATTAATAATAAGGACTGGGTGTCTTACGGAGATGATAACAACTACTTTCAATATTTAATTGACAGATACAATGGTTCTCCTACAAACAATGCAGTTATAAACGGTATATCTGCTATGATATTTGGTAAAGGTTTAGATGCTACAAACTCTAATAAAAAACCTGACCAATATGCGCAAATGATTTCTCTTTTTAATAATGACTGCGTTAGAAAACTTTGTTATGATTTAAAGTTAATGGGTGGGTGTGCTATACAAGTAATTTATTCTAAAGATAGAAGTAAAATTGCACAAGTAGAACATATGCCTGTAGAGACATTAAGAGCTGAAAAAGCAAATGACAAAGGCGAAATAGACGCATACTATTATTTTAAGGACTGGTCAAAATACAAACCTAACGATAAACCTTTAAGAATACCTGCATTTGGTACAAGCAAAGAAAGTATAGAGATATTATATGTTAAACCTTACAAAGCAGGATTTTACTATTATAGTCCTGTAGATTATCAAGGAGGTTTACAATATGCAGAACTAGAAGAAGAAATAAGTAATTTCCATTTGAATAACATAATGAACGGTATGTCGCCTTCAATGTTAATTAATTTTAACAATGGAACGCCTAATGCAGAGGAAAGACAACTTATTGAGCAAAGAATATACCAAAAATTTAGTGGGTCAAGTAATGCGGGTAAGTTTATATTAGTTTTTAATGATAATGCAGAAAGTGCTGCATCCATAGAACCTGTACAGTTATCAGACGCACATCAACAATACCAATTCTTAAGTGAAGAAAGTACTAAAAAAATAATGGTAGCTCATCGAGTTGTTTCTCCAATGCTATTAGGTATTAAAGATCAATCAGGATTAGGAAACAATGCAGATGAATTAAAGACAGCTACTCTATTAATGGATAACACGGTTATAAGACCGTTTCAGACGCTTTTAATTGACGCATTTGACCACATACTATCTTTTAATAATATCTCGCTTAATTTATACTTCAAAACGCTTCAACCGCTTGAATTTACAGACCTTGACAATGTTCAAGATCAAGAAACAAGAGAAGAAGAAACAGGTGTGAAGTTGTATGAACAAAAAGCACCAGAGGTATATTTATCTAAAGAAGAAATTAATAAAAATTTACAAGAGTTTATATCATTAGGTGAAACTGAAAAAGATATATTAAATGATTATGACTTAATAGATGAATTTGAAGTAGATTATGATCTTGAAGATGAATTAGATAATAAAATAAAAGAATTAAATGAAAAGACTGAATTAGTTTCTACTGGTCGTGCTAACAAAACAAAAAAGAGTGAGCAAGATGTTAAAAGTAAACAAGAAGATTATAAAGATGTTACTTTTTTAGTAAGATATGTTTACACAACAAGAGTTCCTTCTTATAAAACAAGAAAAAATAAATCAAGAGAGTTTTGTTATCAAATGATGAAAGCTAAAAAAGTTTATAGAAAGGAAGATATAGTAGCTATGGGTAATAAAGCTGTTAATCCTGATTTTGCAGGTGCAGGTAAAACAACCTATTCAATATGGCTTTATAAAGGTGGAGCAAGATGTCACCATAAATGGTTTAGAAAAATATATGCAAAAAAAGAAGGTGATAAAATGGGAAACCAAATTAGTACAACAAAAGCAAGGTCAAGGGGTGCGAAATTAAAACCTAATGCACAAAAAGTACCTGTAGCTCCAGTAGATATGCCATATAAAGGATATACTGCAGCATATTGGAAAAAAATGGGATTTAAAAATTAAGATATGGCAACAGCATTATTTATAAAACCAGTTACGCTTAAAAGAAACTCTATAATAGACGGAAATGTAGATGTAGATAAGTTTATACAATTTATCAAAATAGCGCAGGAAATACACATTAAAAACTATCTAGGAACTGATTTATACAATAAGATCAGTAACGATATAATAGCTGATAGTTTGTCAGGCGATTATTTAACGCTAGTGAATACTTATATACAACCAATGCTTATACATTATGCTATGGTAGATTATTTACCTTTTGCAGCTTATCAAATAAAGAATGGAGGTATATTTAAACATACTAGCGAAACAGCAGAAACAGTAGCAAAAAGTGAAGTAGATTATTTAGTTGGTAAAGAAAGAGAATTTGCAGAATATTATACAAGAAGATTTATTGATTATATGGCATTTAATCAGTCGAGCTATCCTGAATATACTAGCAATTCAAATGATGAAATAAGTCCAAATAAAGATTCTTTATTTAATGGATGGGTATTATGAGGTATAAACCGAAGCAAATAAACATAAAAAGATTATTAACGTTTTTAAAAAAGCATAATGGCAACATTAACAAGCACGAAAATAAAAAACACATACGATGCACTTCTAAAAGCTAGTGATAACGATGCTATAGGAAGTTCAGCGAAACAGATCACAGATGGTTTAGGAAACGGTACTCCATTATATATCTCTACAACTCAAATAGGTATAGGAGTAACGCCAGAAGCTACTTTTGACTTACACGTTTACCAAAATGCTAAAGTAGGAGGTAATTTAACAATAACAGGAGATTTAACAGTAAACGGAACAACAACAACTGTAGGAACAGATACACTATCTGTAAAAGACCCATTAATAGTATTAGCTAATAATAACACAAGTGCAGATTCAGTAGATATAGGATTTTATGGTAAGTACGCACCTAGTGGAACAACATTATATGCGGGTTTATTTAGAGATACAGGAGACAATAAATTTAAAATATTTAGAGACCTAGAACAAGAACCTACTACAACAGTAAATACAAGTGGCACAGGATATACAGTAGCTACTTTAGTTGGTAATTTAGAAGGTAATGTTACTGGAGATATAACTGGTAATGCAGATACAGCTACAGCTTTAGAAACAGCAAGAACAATTCAAGTAAGTGGAGATGTTGCAGGAAGTGCTAGTTTTGATGGTACAGCAGATATAAATATTTCTACTACAATACAAGCTAATTCAGTTTCATTAGGTACAGATACAACAGGTAATTATGTATCTACTATTTCTGGTACTACTAATGAAATAGAAGTATCTGGTTCTGGCTCTGAAACAGCAACAGTTACAATAGGTTTACCAAGTACAGTAGCGATTACTACAAAAATTACTTCACCTATTTTCGGATTAGGAGATGGAACAAGTAATAAGATACAATTTATAGGTGGTCAGGGAAACTGGAGAATAAATATTAGCGATAGTGCAAATCAATTTGTTATACATTCTGAAAGTTTAGTTGCAGACTATTTTACAGTTATTGGTGGTGGTGGTATAAAATTAAATGCTTATGGTTCTGGAAATAAAACAGGAACAGTTGCAAAAAACCTAGCTGTTGATTCTAGTGGTAATATTATTGAAACAGATGGTGGTGTTGTAGATGGAAGTGGAACAGCTAATGATGTTGTTATGTGGTCTGATGCTAATACACTAACAGATGCACCTATTGCTATTTCTGGTAACAATGCGACTTTTGCAGGTGATATAAGTTTAGCAAATTTAAAATCAATATATCTTGGAACAAGTAGTGCTTTAAGAATTTATACAGATAGTGCAGTTGGATTTTTAAGAGGCGATGATGTAAGACTAACAAATGCTGCTAATGATTCTATTTTCAGAGTTAATGGAGATGTAGCAGAGTTATATCATAATGATATTAAAAAGTTTGAAACTACAAGCACAGGAGTTTCTGTAACAGGTGAAGCAAGAGTTTACACAGGTTCAAGTCTTGGTTATTTTGGAGTAGACGCTGGTAATTCTTATGTTTATTTTGGAACAAATACATCAAACTATAGTTTATCTTTTCAAACTAGTGGAGCAGAAAAAATGAGACTTGATTCTGCAGGAAATTTGGGTATTGGAAACAGTAGCCCTGTAACTTTAAAATCTGCAACAACTTTACAAGTAAATGGAAATGCTAAATTAGGTGATGCAAATGATAGAGGTCTATTATCTTTAGGAGATATAGCTTCAACAGGTGCAAATGCAGGTATTTGGAGAGGTGCTGCAGGTGCTTATGGTTCAGCAGGTAACTTCTTAAACATAGGAGGTTATGATGGTATTACCTTTACAACTGGAAATGCTGATATATCATCTCAAACACTTGCTTTAACCATAGACTCTTCACAAAACGCAACTTTTGCAGGTAATGTAACTTTGTCTGGGCAAGTTTTATGTGATACAAATACAACAACACCAACAGGTGGCGAAGCAGTTTTTTATAAATCAAGTGCAGGAGCAGTATTATCTGGTTATCAAGCAATATTAGAAACTGG